CGGTGTGTCAAACTCTAGGCTGATTGAAACATCTATTGGCAACTCGTTTGTTGGCTCTGCCATAGATTCGCAGTTTGAGCGAACCAATATGTCACTGCAAAACGCCAATGGTCCTGTTCCCTATTCTTCCAAGGTATACATTCACAGAATCTTGCCTGAGATGGCGGGCACAGGTGCAATCAACATTACTGTTGGCGGAGCTAACTCAACTGCTCAAACGCCTACATATGGTCAGACAGGCATAACCAACATTGATACAAATACGCCTTGGGTAACAACTCAGCAAAACTCTGTGCGTACTGTTGCTATTAAGTTTGGATCAAATGATGCTACTGATACATGGAAAGTAAGTGCTTTGAACTTGCAAGCCACAGTAACTGAGGATGCGTTCTAATGCCATTTGCTTTAACTACTGAACCTACGCAATCAGAAGTTTCTGATGCGGTCAATTATTTGTTGGCAAACTTCAGCCCTAACTTGTCGGCTGATACTGGTACTGGTCAGATTAAAGGTCCTGTTGGAGAAATTACCGGTTACTTATACAAGTACATGGCTGTCAAATATGCTGACAGTTTTGAAGGTTCATTAAACTTTTCCAACACGCCAACCAATCGTTTGTACTATGGGTTGAGGAATAGCAATAGTGCTTCTGAATCAGACAACCCCGCTGACTATGTTTGGTACAAGGCTACAGGTGGTTTTGGTACAACTAAGTTTTTGTTCTACATAGCTACTGGCGGCAGACAAATTCAATTTGCCGTATCAACTACTGCGCCTGATACAGGATGGGTTCAAGATAGCGGTGGTTCTATTGATTTAGATGTTGTTACATCTGGCAACATTCCTGTTATTACAGAACAATTCTTGCCATACTTTACACCTGCAATTCTTCAGGTTCCTCGCTCTGGTAGTCCATTAACACCTAGCTTTACTGGCATTAGGCCAACAATGTATGCGACAGACAAAGGCACTGTTGTTCCTTTTACTGATGCACAAACAGATAGCAATGTAGCGTTTGTTAATAGTTCTTGGCGTATTGGTAATTCGTCTACAACTGGTTATGGCGACATTTCCTTAACCAACATTACGATTGGCAATCCTACCGATGGTGGCGACTTTGCTTTGTGGCCTACTCCCACCGCAATGTCATCTAGCCCCGCTTACATAACTGTTCCTGTCCGATACAAAAACAGTACAGGTGTTGTTACGCAAGCGGGTATTGCAACGATTCAATTGTTGTTTACCGATCCTGGCGCTGCCGGTAGCAATGGTCCTGCCGTAGACATTTCAGGTTACACAACATTTGTACAAAATGCTGGTGGTGCTTTTAACCCCGCCAATGCAACATTAAGTGCGGTTTATGCAAACGTAACAAGCCCATCTTTTAGTTGGTCAATATCAGGTGCAACTCCAACAAGTTCAACTGCATCTTCTGTGGTTGTCACACCAACATCTTCTGCAACAAGCGTATTGGTGACGTTAACTGTTAATGGATCAAATCTTAGCGCTCCGATTAGCAGAACCATTAATATGCCCATTTTGTACAATGGCGCACCTGGTGAAGCGGGATCAAATGGTTTGATGTCTGCCTTCCCAACCATCTATCAATGGACAGGCTCTTCTACGCCTCCTACAAGGCCGACAACCACATCTACATACACTTGGGGCACTGCATCGTTTACAGCGCCTTCTGGGTGGTATTCCTCGGCTCCTAGCAACACTACTGCGGGTAACTATCTTTGGTCTATTACTGTTCCACTGAATACAACCGCAACAACAACGACTTCAACGCTAGATTGGACAAATACTCTTTATCCAATCAGAGCTATTGCTTATAACGGTGCCAATGGTGGAACTGGTGATACTGGCGCTACAGGTGCGGCAGGTGCGGCTACTTTTGTAGTAACTCGATTTGCAAATGACAGTAGTGCGCCAACAAACGCCGAAGTTTATGCGGTGATTGGCAGAAACCCTGTTGCCGGTGACATTGTTACTGTTAGCTATAACAATTTTAACAATGCTACTGTTTACCGATATGTAACTTCATGGATTTTGTTTACTACTTACATCACGGGTAGTCTGATTGTTCAGAACACAATTACTGCTGACAAGATGGTCACAGGATTGATGAGTGCTGACAACGTGCTGACTCGTGGTTTAACTGTCCGAGACAACAGTGGCAATATATTGTTGGCAGCAGGTACACCCTTAAACTTTGCAAATATCACACCTGCAAATGGCTGGTTAAACAGCAACATTGTTATTTCTGGTGGCGCTATTTCAGGCATTGGCACTGGAAGCGGAACTTTTGTCGATAACACTGCTATAAATATTACTTCAGGTGCTATTAATGGTATTGGCACAGGCTCAGGTACGGCAGTAGCTAACAATGCTATTTCTATTAATGCAAATGGAACCTTAACTGGTGCGGGTGGTGGAGCGGTAACTCCTGTTGGCATTAACGCCATCAATGTTAATTTGTCCAATGCGCCAGCAGGAATCTTGAATAGTAATGTTACCTTGGGCACATTGGGTGCGGGTGGCTTTGCTTATTTAAGTCAAATCACATCTGCAAACGTAACTACATACATTGCGGGTGCGGCTATTGGGACTGCTCAAGTTGGTGTGCTGACTGCGGGAAACATTGGTGCAAATACAATTGATGCATCTAAGATTGCCGCCAATACGATTACGGCAGGTCAAATTGCGTCCAACACCATAACTGCCGGACAGATTGCTGCCAATACGATTACAGCAGGGCAAATTGCCGCTAATACTATTACTGCGGGACAGATTGCCGCAAATACTATTACCGCCTCTCAGATTGCTTCAAACACAATCACGGCTACTCAAATTGCCGCCAACTCAATTACTGCGGACAGACTGTCTGTTTCTAATTTGTCTGCCATTAGTGCAAACCTTGGAACAGTAACAGCGGGCTCTATCAGCGGCACATCACTGAGTGTGGGCTCAAGCCCTGCGGTATCAGGCACAAGCATGACGGGTGCAGGTGCAATTATCAATACCAGTGGCACATTTGCATTGGGCAACTCAAGCACCAACATTTCCTACAACGGCTCACAAATGTCGTTAAATGGCAATGTGGTGGCTACTGGCAATGTCAATAGCAATGCAATTACCAATGTTGTTTATGCATCTGCGGGCGGAATAATAGATATTAGAACTAGCGGAACTACATGGACTAATATTTTAAGTATTAGTTTTACTACTACTGGAGGGCCACTTTTAATTACAACAAATGGCAATCAAGTAATAGGATTTGATTCAACATCTAACGTGCCAGTTTCTCCAGTTTTTAGGTTAGTTAGAGACTCAACCGTATTGGTTTATAAATCTCTTCCATTAGGAGGCGGTGTTACAGCGCAGTGTGATGCAAGTATTTCTTATGCAGAAATACCAAGTTCTGGAACCTATACTTATTATTTGCAAGGATTATCAACTTCTAGCACTTTTGACTCTGGTTCTCCACCAGGCGTACAAATATCATTTATATCTGTTACGGAACTAAAAAGATGAATTACACAATTTATTCCGTATTAAATGGACAAATTCTTAGAAATGTTCAAACATCTGGGAATATTGACCAACAGATTCAATCAAATGAAGCATATATAAATGGTTTTTTTACTGATACTGATTATTATGTAGAAAATAATCAGCCACAAGTTATACCGCCAAAGCCTAGCAAATATTCTATTTTTGATTACACTACAAAGCAATGGATTTCAGATGAAAGCCTAGCAATTGCAGACGTTACGCAAAAAAGAAATGCTTTGTTATATTCCTCTGATTGGACACAAATACCTAATAATCCGCTAACAGCAGAACAACAAGCGGCTTGGGCAACATATAGACAGGAATTAAGAGATATCTCAAAGCAATCTGGATATCCATTTAATGTAATTTGGCCTACACCACCACAAGGATAAATCATGGGAATGCAATCAGCTTCAATACAACAGTCACCCAATCAAAGTGGTGGCAAGGGCATGGCTCAACCTACTGGTTTAAGACCGCAAGGTGATTATGGAGATGTTGCTTTTGATAGACCTCAACCATTGCCAGCTCGATTAAATATGGCAGATCAGTTATTGGGTCAACAACAGGTTATTCCTCAACCGACATTACAGGCAAATGCACCATTATTAAACATGGGCACTCCTAATGTTGTCCCACAAGGTGGCGGTGGTTATGGTGATGGAACATATGGACCTCCTCTTAATCAACAGCCTATGGGTGGTCAAAATGGTCAACCTGATTCATCATTAGCGGCTCCTGCTGTTATGCCAAGCCGCCAACAACCTATGGGTAAAGGCGGTAGCAGAAACATAACAATGCCTGGTCAAGGTGGACAACCACGAATGGGTCAACCAAATGCCTATTCAAATACCATTCAACCGTGGGATAATGCAAACATTAAACCTCAGAATCAATCTGGGAAAGGCAAGGGGTACTAATCATGGGCGGTGGAAAAAGTTCTAGTTCTTCACAGGTGCAGATGACACCTGAACAAAAACAGGCATTACAAGCTCAAACTAATGCTTTAACAGGCACATTCCTACCTGCTTACCAAAACACCATTGGCATGGCAAATACTGCCTATGGCAATGTTAATCCTGCCGCCACTCAAGCAGCTCAAACTGCTATGGATGTTGCCCAACAAACAGGTGCTATGCAACAGCAAGCCGGTGGTCAAGCCTATCAAGGCGGCTTAGGTGGACAACAGAACCTAGCGGGCTACCAACAAGGTCTTGGTCAGGGACTGACAGGCCAAGGTGCGGGCGGCTTGAGCAACATGGCTGGCTACCAACAAGGTTTAGGCCAAGGCATGACAGGCCAAGGCTTGGGTGGTGCGGCTAATATTGCCGGTCAACAAGCGGGTTTAGCTACTGCTTTGCAAGGCCAAGGCGCAGGTGGTGTAGGTAGCACTGCGGCTTACCAACAGGGCATGGGACAAAATCTCACAGGTGCAGGTGCAAGCCAACTAGCTCAATTGTTCTCGCCTCAGTTCAAGCAAGAGCAAATTAATGCTTCTATGCAACCTGCTCGTGAAGAGATTCGCAATCAATTGGCGGGTCAAAATGCCATGTATGGTGGCGCAGGTGGTCTAGGTTCTTCTCGTCAAGCTTTGGCAGATCGTAACTTGAGCCAACTTGGTGAACAAAGGTTGGGTACTGTTGCCGCTCAGACTTCTGCTAATGTGGAAGCACAACGCCAAAATGCCGCCAATACTTTTCTTGGCACAGGCCAAAATGCTATTGGTCAAGCTGGCAATCTGTATCAAGGTTTGTTGGGCTCAGGCCAAGCGGGTGCAAACACTGCCGCAGGTATTTACGGCAACATTATGAATGCCGGTCAGAATGCCTCAGGTCAAGCTCAAAATGCTTATGGTCAACTGCTTGGTGCGGGACAAGGCGCAACAGGTCAAGCCGGTCAACTGTATGGCAATTTGGCAGGTCAAGGTGCAAATAGTCTTACTGCGGCTAATCAAGCGGCTGCCGCTCGTATTGGTTATGCCCAAACGCCTCAAGACATATTGTCTAAATATGCATCTGTTATTTATGGTACTCCACAAGCTTCGACAACACCAAACTTTAGCGGTACTCAGGGTCAAACTGGTAACAGCAAAGGCTTTGGCGTTACGGCTGGCGGTGCAAAATCTTTATTCCCCTGAGGTTTAATATGAATTTTATGCCTAAAGTACCTGGTGCTATGCCTGTTTCATATGGAGAAGGTTATGGCGACTGGCAACAATATGCGGGATTTAACAAAGACAATCCCTTTGGATCATTGCCAATGTCTCAGCCAATTGCGCCTAGCGTTACATCAGAACCATATAAGCCTGATGCTGAAATGCCAAAAATGGATTACGCAATAAAGCCACCAACATCTCCCTATGGAGCTTTTTCTACTGGATTTAGTACTCCATCTTTAAGTACACAACTTCCATCATTAGCCGATCAAGCTAGAAAACATTTTGGAGAATAAAAATGGCAGAAGAACTTGCTACCGGACTAAGACCAAATAAAGATATATTTTCTTACGATCCAAGCCCTGAACTACAGGCTATTAATGCCAATGTTGCCGCAAAACATGATGAGCAAGTTGCTCCATTGGCAAAGGCAGTTACTGTAATTGCTAACCCAAACGCACAGGGTGAAGATCGTGTGAAGGCCATGCAAGAAATTCAACCTTTTACAAACAGGTCTGACTTTCGTGCGGCTGACTTTATTCAATCAGTTTTAAATTTGAATGTAAGAGATGCAATTATTTCCGCTACTGGTGGAACTCACACTCGTTCTGAAGCTTATGACCAAGATGGCAATAAATACTATAAAGTTTTTAATCAACGAGTTACAAAACAAAATCCTTATGGCGAAGTTGTTGGTTATGAGAATGAAAAGTTTCAGCCAATCAAACCTGATGATTTAAAAGGCAAAATAATTGTTTCTCAAGCTGAAGTTCCTTTAACTCAAAGACCTTTTTATCAAGCAAATAAAATTACCGCTGAAGCTGCGGCTACTGCTCAAGCGGCTAACTGGAACAAAATTCAACAAACAGCGGCTGTTGCTCAATTGGCGGCTCCTGAATTAAAAGCTTTAACTCAAGATAATTACAAGCATTTATCTGTTTTACAAACAAAATCTCTTGATCCTACAACTCGTGCGTTGTTGGCAGGTGCTGCTGAAATTCGCACTGGAAATGCACAGCAATTAAGCAAAACAAGTGAAGAATTTGCAGAATTTTCTAAAGGCAAAGGTTCTCGTGAATCATTTGACAATTTCAAGAAAAATAATGCTGGCATCACAATGGGGCTTAATTACAATGAGGGCAAAGGATTTACAGATTCAAGCGGAAATAATGTTGAAGAAAGAGAAGTAAATCGTAGGATTGATTCACTTCGCTCTGAATCATCCTCTAACAATGCTATTACAGCTCGTAAAGATGACTTGCTAAACAAAGCTCAAGCTTTAAAGTTAAAAGACATTCAAAGTTATGATGCTTTGCAAGGCTATATTAACAATGAATATAAAAAAGGATTGTTAATTAATGGCATACAAGCCCAAGGTGGTATTGGCATTGCACAGCCAAATATTCCATATCAAACAGGTGACAGTTTTTCATTAGCATTTGTTAAAAATAAAAGTGACGAAGCTTTTGCTGATTTAGCAGATCATTATGCTAATAAAGTATTTGATGCCCGCAAACAATTTGGCAATTCAGCTCCTGCCATAGGTGCTGTTGAAACTCAAATTGCAAGAGATCCTTTTGTAAGGGCAAGAAAAGATCAAACAATTGGTGAAATTTCTGACTTTGAAAAAACCATTCAGCCCGTGCAAGAGCAAATAAATAAGCAAACAGTTTCTCCTCAATTGCTTGTTCAGCCATCTATTGCTCAAACAAATGC